ATAAGATTATACCTAGACGGAGTGTTAGATAATGAAAATACTACAAATATACCTTCATCCATTAGAAGTGTTACAGGTGAAAGTATAAGAATAGGTGGAAGAAGAAATAATACAATGTTTCTAAATGGTCAAATGTCTAACGTTCAGATTTGGAGTGGAACTCTAACTGATGGCGGTGTTTCTGTTGGAGCAACAGCAGGAGGCGAAGTAGCAACTCTTTACAACGGCGGAAGACCTTACACTGGAACACAGCCACAAGCTGCTAACCTAAAAGGTTGGTGGAAAATGAATGTTGATACTAGTAGTTGGGATGGAAGTGATTGGATTATAGGAGAAGCACAAGCTAATTACACTAGTGCTTTAAAGTTTAATAACATAGGTTTAACCACCGGAAATTTAAAATATTTAGAAAAAAATAGTAGATCTGGATTACCTACGGTAAATGACGCTTATACAATATCTACTTGGGCTAGAGCATATTCACAACCAGGATATCCCGCGAGAAATGTCATTTTTTTTATGGGTCAAAATGGTGTGACTGGTGGCACCTTATCCTTAGAGTACGGGTATCCATCTGGAGGTGGTTTTGGAATATACTTAAGTCATTATGGTGTTTCTGCTAAGTATACTTCAACAACATTAGCAAATAATATTTGGCATCACTTTGCTATAACACATACTGATGATGGTGTTAATTCTGTTACTAAACTATTTTTAAATGGACAACCTTTAACTCCTGATGGTGGTAATTTTGTTACTGGTATTTTAAATCTTAAAAACAATAATTTTAATATAGGTAGTTACTTAGGTCTTTCTACGGGCAGTTTAAAAGGTTGGGATGGGGAGATTTCTAACTTTGCGATATTTAATTCTGTTCTCTCAGATTCCAATATAGAAACATTATATAATAATGGGACACCGGAAAGTTCTATAAGTTTTTCACCATTAACTTATTACAAGTTAGATAATTCTTCGTCGGGTATACAAGATTCAGGAAGTTTAAAATCTAATAACTTAACAAATGTAAATTCAGTAGATAAAACATCAACTTTTGTATCTACATTAAACGGCATTAGCTCAGGTATGACTACAGCAAATTTAGTAACATCTGATTTAAATAGAAGTTTGTTATATAGTAGTTATAGTATGGATTTTGAAGGGACAAATGACAAGATAACTTTAAATTCAAATATAAGTACAGGTGATGATTATAGTGTAAGTTTTTGGTTAAATCCAGATAATATTTCAAGTGGTAATAGTTATATATTTAGTGATTCAACAACATCACCTTATAAAGGTTTAGCACTTGATCAAGGTTCTTCATCCGCTGGAGGTTTTGGTAATTTTTATTATTATACAGGAAGTGTAGTTGTTGTGAATAATACTGCTATTAGTGGTGATTCTTGGTCGCATATTGTAATTACTTTTGATGTTACAGGTCAAGAAATTAAATTTTATGTAAATGGAGTTTTAGATAAAACAACTACAAGTGTTGCGAATATTGGCACATTAATAAATGAATTCGGGACAAGAACTGCAGGTAATTATTTTAATGGCAAACTTTCAAATATTTCAGTCTTTAATAAAGCTTTATCTGAAAATGAAATTTTAACAATATACAATGGTGGTGCTCCAAATGATATTTCAAGTTTATCACCGGTAGGTTGGTGGAGTTTATCAGGTGATAGCTATTTTGCTAGCAATTGGATATGCCCTGATTTAAGTGCTAATAGCAATAATGGTACTTCAAATGGAATACCTGTTACAGCTTTAGTAGGTAACGCACCTGGTTCTACAGGAAACGGAACTGGAACTAGTATGAATATACCAGGTAATTTAGAAGGTAATGCCCCTAACTCTGATAAAAACGCTTATTCAGTAAATATGGTAGCTACAAATAGAGGTACTAGTGTACCTAATATATCATCGTAAAAAAGATATTAAACAAGTAAATATATAAATAACAAGTAATTAACAAATAACAATTAAACAATGGCAACAACTTATGCAGTAATAAACTTAGACAATACAAACGCGATTTTGTTTAGTCAAGTTAATCAGTCTTCTGCTCAGACAATGAGAAGAAACTTAGCTAATACGCAAGGTTTACTGTCTTACCAAGTTGAACCTAGTTTTATAACAAATGGTTCATTAACTCCGGTTGAGACTATGGATCATGCTGCAGCATTAGCTTTATTAGCAACAGCTGCTTGGACAGATCCTAACTCAGGACCTGGAGAGTAAAAAAAACAATATAATTAAATTTAATTAAATGGAAAAAGTAGAAAATAAAATTAGTTTAGATCAGTTAAAAACTATAAATAAACACCAAGAACAAGTAAGTGGTATTCTAAACCAAATAGGTTATTTAGAAAGTCAAAAGCATAGCTTACTACATGAACTAGCTGGAGTTAACCAAGATGTAGAGAAGTTTAAAAATACTCTTGAAGAAGAATATGGTGCTATAAACATAAATGTTGAAGATGGTACTTACACTAAGATAGAGGAAGAGAAGGAAGTTCTTGAAGATGCCTAATGTAATTAGAAAAATTAGTATTGGCTCTGATTATAAAAATGATGCAATGCATTATGCGATAGGTCAAGAAGTTTATGGTGGTCACACAATATGCGATATATTAAACAATGAACAAAGTGGTGAATACTCTATCTACATAAAAAAAGATAATGAAGTATTGCCATGGAAAAGGTTTAATAATAATATGGCTATTGCTGTTGAGTTTGATTTAAAATACTAATGAAAAGCTTATATAACTTTATTATCAAACCATATAAACAAAGGTATGATAATGTAAGACAAGTTGATGATAAAGAACTTATTATCAACACAGGTATTGAAGATCATAAATTTGTTAGTAAAAAAGCTGTAGTAGTTTCTACTCCTACGGCTTTTGATACTAGCGTAAAACCAGGTGACATAGTATACGTCCATCATAATATATTTAGAAGATGGTATGATCAAAAAGGTAAAGAAAGAAATAGTGCAACTTATTTCCAAGGTGACTTATACTTTTGTAGCCTCGATCAGATATACATGTACAACCAAAAGTGCCATTTAGATTATTGTTTTGTAAAGCCAATACTAAATAAATCAAATCTAAGCATATCTAAAGAAAAAGAACACTTTGGTATACTGAAATACTCTAATAGCTCTTTAGAAGCTGTAGGAATTAAACCTGGTGACTTAGTGGTGTTTACACCATACTCTGAGTTTGAATTTATTGTAGAAGGCGAACGCCTTTATTGTATGAAATCTAATGATATAGCCGTAACCCATGAATACGAAGGAAACGAAGAAGAAAATAATCCAAGCTGGGCAGAAGGCAGTTGAGGAGCTTATAAAAGTAGCAAAGGAAAAGATCGTAGACTCAGATGATGATGTTTCAGCTGATAGACTTAAAAATGCTGCCGCTACCAAAAAGCTAGCTATATTTGACGCTTTTGAAATACTAACGCGTATACAAGAAGAGGAAGATAAGCTAAATGAAAAACCTAAAAAAGATAAACAAGAGAAAACTTTTAGAGGTTTTGCCGAAGGGAGGAGTAAGTGAGTTACGAGCAAACGCTTTGGAAAGAATTAGAAAATGTTGTAAACCCTACATACTTAAAAAAACAAAATAAATTAAAAAGATGGGTTTATGGCTATAACGAAGATTATGACTTTATAGTTATTAGTAAAACTGGACAAATTGGACAGATCATTGAAATACAGAATCTTCGCATCGCACTTCCGGCAGAAGACAAACCTTTTAAACGAAGCAAAGTTCAAAAGGAACAATATTGGGAAAAACAAGAATACCCGAAAGCTTTAAGTAAAATAAAAAGTAGATTTGATTGGGATGAGTACCCAAACGAGTTTAAAGAAGAATGGTACGATTATATAGATAATGAATTCAAAAAAAGAGACGAGGGTTATTGGTTCTATAATAACGGTAATCCTACTTATATTACTGGTACTCATTACATGTACTTGCAGTGGTCAAAGATTGATGTTGGTGCAGCCGATTACAGAGAAGCAAATAGACTCTTCTTCATCTTCTGGGAAGCTTGTAAAGCGGACAGCAGGTGCTATGGAATGTGCTATCTTAAAAACAGACGGAGTGGATTTAGCTTTATGTCGTCAGCTGAACTGGTCAACCAGGCAACAATATCGTCTGACGCTAGATTCGGTATCTTATCTAAGAC